TTATGTGCCTTTTCGATTTCATCAAATAGAACCACGGAGAATGGGTTGTTTTTGATTTTTTCTGTGAGTTGTCCACCCTCATCATAACCCACATATCCCGGAGGAGAACCAATTAGTTTAGATACATTGTGTTTCTCCATGAATTCACTCATATCGACTCTAATGATTTTATCAGGATCGCCAAATAAAGTCTTCGCAAGTGTCTAAGCTAAATGAGTTTTACCCACACCTGTAGAACCTAAGAACATAAACGATCCAATAGGTTTGTTATTACCCCTAACACCCACACGGTTTCTTCTTATGGATTTTGCGATAATCTCGACCGCATCGTCTTGACCGATAACATCTCTTGATATGGTTTTCTCTAAACTAAGTAGATTTTTAGTTTCTTTTGTGTCTAATTTATTGATTGGGACACCTGTGATATTGGTGATCATATTATAAACATCATCAACGTGGATCGGTTTCCTGTTAATCTGTTGTTCTTCATTCCACTTCTCCTTCTCTCTTTCTAATTTCTTCAGGACCTTTCTTTCTTGATCTCGTAACTGTGCGGCTTGTTCATAATCTTGGGATCTAACTACCTCTAATTTTTCAACCCTAACATTATCCGCCTGTTTCTTTAATTTCTCAATAGATTCGGGTACTTTGACATTTATCTTTTTTTCCGACCCTAACTCATCTAAGATATCAATGGCCTTGTCAGGAAACTGTTTGTCTGTAATATACCTTTTCGATAAATTAACAATAGTCTCAATTACATTTTCAGTATACTCCACCCTGTGAAAATTCTCATAGGACTCCTTAAGATTATTTAAAATATCTATTGTTTCGGGTAGTGTAGGTTCCTGTAGAATTATTTTTTGGAACCTTCTGACTAAGGCACCATCCTTCTCAATATTCTTCTTATATTCATCAAAAGTGGTTGCACCTATACATTGTATCTCACCTCTTGCAAGTGCGGGTTTCAATATGTTCGCAGCATCCATCGAACCCGACGCGTTACCTGCACCTACCATTGTATGTATTTCATCGATAAAGACAATTACGTTTGGTGCGTCTTTAAGTTCATCTAAAATCACTTTAATCCTTTCTTCAAACTGACCTCTATACTTCGTACCTGCAACAAGTGAAGTTAGATTCAAAGACATAATTCGTTTATCTAATAAGTTGGTTGGACACGTACCCTCACTAATCATCAATGCAAGTTTTTCAACTAACGCACTTTTACCAACACCGGCGTCACCAACAATAACAACGTTGTTCTTCTTCTTACGTGAAAGAATCTGTGCAATCCTAAGTACTTCTTTATCCCTACCAATAATTGGGTCGATCTCACCATTAACCGCGAGATGTGTAAGGTCTCTTGAAAAATTATCTAATACAGGGGTCTTACTCCCTTTCTTGCCTCTCTTACTTTGGGACTGAGTGCCTTCCTCAAAAAAATCTACTGACATACGTTATACGTTTTACTAAAAGATACAAAAAATAATCCCAAAAGTCAATCTTCAATACAATTGACAAGTTGTCACATATAATTGTTATATCTGTGACAAAGTGTCTCATTTGAGACGTTGGTACTCATTTTGTTTTATTGTGTATATCAAAAATAATAAATTTTAAATTAAGAAAAAAAATGATTTTATTTAGAAACGACCCATTTATTAGATTTGTTGATGAGTTCTTCGAATCAAAGACTCAACCAACACAAAGTGGATTTGTAAATGTCCATAAATCGGAAAATGAAGTTGGATACTCTTTGGATTTTGTAGTGCCGGGACTAACTAAAAATGACTTCACTATAGTTGTTGAGGAGGACTTACTTAAGATTTCATACGAGAAACCCGAAGAGTCGGAAGGATTCGTTGGTTCATTTGAACGTACTTACACTTTACCTGAAGATGTAAATGATAAAAAGATCGAGGCAAAAGTGGAAAATGGGGTTTTAAGTGTTAAAATCCCAAGACTAAAAAAGAAAAATACCCAAAGAACCATATCCGTATCCTAATTATAAACCCCCAATTCGGGGGTTTATTTTTTATGTGATATTTATAATATACATCAGACAAACTTGATTTTATGATGATTAATTGTTATATTTAAGATATAAACAAAACATAATGGCAATAACATCGGAAAAAATCAACGGAAAGGAGATCATTGTAGAAATACAATCGTCTAATTTACAGTCTGCGTCTTATAATACTGAAGACGAAACACTACAAATCACTTTTAAGAGTGGGGGTGTTTATGAGTATTATAAGGTTCCGTGGGAAAAGTTCACAAAACTTCGATTAGCGGAATCTCAAGGAAGGTTTTTCAATATGAATATTGGGAAATCATATGAGTACAAAAAACTGAAATGAAAAACATTCAGATAGTTGATGAGTTAATTGAGGAAATAGGTAACAATAAAGAGATTGTAAAATCTTTTGAAGTTAGAGATTCACTGTCTTCCGATGTCTTTAAAAAGGAGGATGGTGAATTTTTTATGCACGAAGAAATCAGGAGTAGACTTTTAGAGGTTACGGAAAAATTTATGGACTATCTCGATATAGAGTTTTTTATCCATGATGTAATCCTCACAGGATCTCTCGCAAATTACAATTGGTCAAAATATTCTGATGTGGACTTACACATTCTAATCGATTACGATGAAACAGAATATAATTTAGATCTATTAAAAGGGTTCTTTGACAGTAAGAGAAGTTTATGGAATAAACAACATGAAATAACAATTAAAGGATTCGATTGTGAGATATACGTCCAAGACGTTAATGAGAAACATCACGCGTCAGGTATATATTCCATACTCAACAATAAATGGTTAGTTACTCCCGAAAAAACAGTACAATCAATCGATAAGAGTTTAATCATTAAAAAGGCATCAGAATTTGAAGATAGGATAGAAGATATTGAATCAAAATTCAATGGTGGTGATGACGTTACAGATGAAATAAAATTACTGAAACTAAAATTAAAAAAGTTTAGACAAACAGGTTTAGATACGGGTGGTGAGTTTTCCTATGAGAATTTAGCATTTAAATTACTTAGAAGGAATGGATATATAGGTAAGTTATTAGATGTTCAAACCAAGTCTGCGGATAAGAAATTATCCATAACACAACAGTAAACGATATTTTTTTCTCGTTATTGTTGTATTTATAGTATAAGAATAAGTTATTAACAAATATATTAATATGTCAGATCTTAGACCATTAGGTAGTGAAAGACTACAAGGTGACGAAAAAATTAGAAGGATTATGGAACTTGCCAATTATGGTAGGTCGGATAAATCCGTAGTTAATGAGTCAAAAACAAAGACAGGTATCGAATTCCTAAAAGAATCTGAAAACGGTGTATATGGTATCGTAAAAGAAAAAGACGGATACTATGTGAAAAAAGGTTTAACCGAAAATTCATTAGATTACATCGGAGGGATTTTTATGAAAAATAAAAATAAATTTTCTTCTTACTCAGAGGCATTAAAAAGATTAGAGTTGATCAGTGGTCAAGAATCGTTGAATGAAGCCAAAAAGTATGTATTGAAAAGTAAGTCGTCTGCACCAACAGAACCTGTTGCAGATGCACCTGTAGAAGACTTACCGGCAGAAGAACCTGTTGTGAGTGACGCACCTGTAGATGACGCACCTGTGGGTGATGCACCTGTAGATGATGCACCTATTGATGATCTTCCACCTGCAGATGATTCAGTATCAGATGAGGAAGGTGAAGAAGAAGGTAAGAGATCAGACTACATGGCTGAGGTACAAAAGTTCTCAGGTAAATTAGGTCAAGCACTAAGAGATGTTAAAGAAAAAATGATGAGTGATGATATTAAGTATGTCATTAACATGGTTCTTTCAGCGGTAGATTTAGATGCACTTGACGAAGAAGATAGAGAAGATATCGCAGAAAAATTTGAACCTAAAGATGAGGAGTCATTTGATGAACCATCAATGGGAGATGATATGGATGATATCCCATCTGCGGAGGATGATGTCGATAGTGAAGTAGATACCGAAATCGACGAGATAATGGCAAAATTAGAAAGTTTTGTTGATGCCCCTGTTGAGGAAGAGTCGTCTGAAGAATCGTTAGACGAAAAATCTATCGAGGATTTCGCAGATTTAAGTGTAAAACACGAAGAAGTTTCAGAAGAGGAAGAAGATAGTTTAGAAGAAATCGACTTAGAAGAACTCAAGGGAGAAATCAACAAACACGTTGATGCCACATTGAGTAAATATTTTAAGTAAGATGAGACTAATCTATATCAATGAGATTGGTTCTGACTATAAAGGTCAGAAACAATATGAATTTATCTTCAGTGATCAGACTGAATTTGATATAGAAGAATGGTATCATATCCCTGCCTCAACATATCCCGAATCATTATCACCCGATTTAGAGTACGTTAGTTTAGTTGGTGTCTTAAAGAACAGTGACATTGAATTAGATTTAGTACAAAAATCAGACTATTTCGGTATTATCGATGCCGTTGATGGTGTTATTTCATTAGGGTGGGAAAAATTTGATTATGAAAGTGAATTTGAAAGACTCACATTCTCATTTGGGGAAAAATTAGATTCAGTAAACACTAAAATAGAATCAAGAGGATTTCACCTAATAAAAGAAGAATTAAATTTCAATATAGGATTATGAAAAGAAAAGACGTTATCAATAAACTTTTAGGTGAAGGATTAAGTTTAGAATTCCTATCAAACCTCACAGATAAACAAATAAATGAGTTATCTGATAGATTTATTTCTGAAGCAACGATTGAAGTACCTGCGGAAAAAATAGATCAGGTAAAAGATAAGTTGGGTGACGACGATATCTTAAAAGTAACTGAAGAAGATGAGGAGGTTGAAGAGGCGTCCTCTCCATCTCAACAAGCGGCAATTGCAATTTCAAAAAAGAAATCAGGAAAGAAACCTAAAGAAGAAATGAATGAGTGGGTAGAAGGGGTTGTTTTGAAAAACTACCACCCTGAAGTGACCACCAAAAAAGAAATATATGAAATGATCGGTTCTCTTAGTGATAGCGCGGATAGTTTAGTTGCGGCAAAAAATATGTTTAGTGTAGACGAACAACAACCATCTCCATCTAAACCCGATACAGACGCACCTGTAAGAGAGAAACCAACAACAAGGCCGGGTAAACCGAAAAGAGAGAATCCGTTCGAACCAAAACATAAACCAAAACCTAAAGCAAAATTACCTAAAGAGTTAAGTTTTTCAGGTTTGGGTCTTGATTTAAAAATGGCGGCGGAATGATAACAAAAAAAGAATTACTCGAAACAGTAAAGGGAATAAAAGAAATGCCCATGGATTATGGTGATAATCCTGAAAGAATAGAACCGGGTCTCGAAGATAAATTATCATCGAAAGAAACACCATTCAAAGACAATCCCGCATTCCCCGATCAAGAACCTGAAGGTTTACCTTCTAATTGGGAGGAACTATTAGCGTCTCAAAGATTTAAAGACGTAATTGCGAAGGTTAAAAGATATACGGGCCAAGAAGGTAATGTAACTGACCAAAACACATTAATGCAATTGATGTCCACAATGAGACAAATGTTAAATAGTGTTTTACAGTTTGAATCTGAAAATAGAGAGTACTTAGAAAACTTAGCGGTAGAATTGGTTAAGAAGGAGATGTCTTTACCTGAGGGAGCTCTACAGTTTGATGCCAAATTAGTTGGTTTAGGTCAAATAGATGGTGAGGGTTTCCAACAACAAGGTGAAGATCCAAGTGAAGAGGAAATCGAACAACAATTTGGTGTTAACCCTGAAGAGGCGGAAGACGATGTTGAAGATTTCATCGATGCGTTTGAGAAGTTTGATCAGGAGACCGCAAAAAGACGTTTTATTAATGCTTTAATTCAGGGGGCATCAAAAAAGGGACATTATATGTTCGAATTGGTCGCTGATCAATTAACAGAGAGAAACCCCAACATTGTTAATCAATATGGTATCCTAATGTCCGTTAATGATTTAATGTATTGGGTTTTACCTGATGGAATGTTAGAACAAGGAATGGGTGGTGGTAATTTCGCCGGTAAAGAAGAAATCAACACAGAAACTGACCCACCAACAGTAGTTGCAAGGGCGGTATTTTTCCCCGCACTAATTCATGAAGTGATTAAGGGTGTTATGGAGATCATGGGTACACAAGGATTACCTGATGATCCAAGATCTGCGGAAATGGTAATGTCTAAAACTGATACCTTACCTGCAGAAGTTTGGGACCTTAGATTGGGACCCACTATTTGGAGTAAGTTTAGAGAGTCGTATCCTGAGAAACTCATGGATGACGATATGAAACATATTCAAAATTATTTATTCTCAAGATTTTCCGCATTAGATACTCAAGAATTTTTCAAGGTGTCAAAGGAAATATTAAAAGGAAGTGATTTAGGTAAAGATATTTTAAGTAAGATGGTCGATCAAATCATTTCAGATTTACAAAATGAAGACTACGAAGAAGATCAATACAACAAAGAATTCGGAAATGAAGAAGATGATGGATTAAAGGGATTCCTCGGTTCGTTAGGGATTGGATTATCACCTCGTGACGACTCCGATGATGGTCCCGACATGGACGATCGTTATGATGACGATATTGAAGTATAACTCAAAGTGGTCAGCACGACCACTTTTTTTGTATTTATAGGATATGGATAAGAACAAACTATTACAACTTAAGGAGTATGCCAAGATCATGAAGGATACTCCATATGCGTTGAAGACATATCTACAAACATACGATAACACACAAAAGAAGTATGTACCGTTAGAGTTATTTCCTGATCAGGTTGAATTGATTAATGATTATGATAACTATAACGAAAATATCACACGTAAGTACAGACAGGCGGGTGTATCTACAGTAACTGCAGCATGGTTATCCAAGAAGATACAAACTGCGAGTCCTGATAATCCTGAGAGGATATTGATCATTGCGAATAAAAGAGATACCGCCATCGAGATGGCAAACAAAATACGTGGTTTCTTGGATCAATGGCCTGAATGGATAAATGTCGGTTTTTCCCCCGATAAAAACTCCGAAAGTAGATATAGAATGAATAACGGGTGTGAAGTGAAGGCGGTTGCAACATCTGCAGATGCACTTCGTGGATATACACCGACGGTTCTTGTTTTTGATGAGGCAGCATATATCGAAGCGGGAGAAGATTTTTGGGCTGCGTGTATGGCATCCTTATCAACAGGTGGTAAGGTAATTCTCATTTCCACACCAAACGGATATGACCCAATATACTATGGTGTATATGATCAAGCGTTAAGGGGAATGAATGACTTTAAAATCACTGATTTAAGGTGGTTTAAAGATCCTCGTTACGCATCTGACCTTAA